TTCCGCCTGCGCGACACTGATAGTCAAGATTCGCGTCACCGTCATGGGTGACAAAGCCGATGAAGTCATTGGGCACGCCAATAACGCTAGCGTCAGTCAGCGCCAAGCCAATGAGCGCATCGCTCTGTGTTTTTTCGCTGATGTTCCACCGGCAGCCGAAGTACAACGGCTTGTCGGTCTCGAGCTTCCACGCCTCGCCATTGGTCTGCGACTGCAACCCATCGTTCTCATTGGCCGCTGCATTCCAGCGCACCACGCCGCCGGCCTCATCTTGCGCGATATGCGTAGAGCTTCCCGTACCAGCCTCAACGGCCGTATTGGTCCAGCCAGCCAATAGGCTGCTCACCAGAAGCGGCGCGGTAAAGTCCTCGATGAACTTCTTGACATCGGCCCCAACCGCATCTAGCCAGCGGTACTCATACTGGTCATACCAGACCAGCGCACCATTGACCCATTTGCTATGTGCATCACTCATCTCGGTTGTCCCCCTCGCCCCGCAGGGCACCGGCTAGGCCGGCAAGGTAGGTCGGCAGGGCAGGCGGCAATGCCCGCCCCGCCTGGTTGGTTGTTACTAGGTGACCGCCGTGGGCATCACATCCTCGGCATAACGGGGCTTGCCGAGCACCGCCATGATGACCGCGTCACACGGGTCATTAGCCGATTCCGTGGTCTGCACGCGCACATAGTTGCTACCAGCACTCAGCTCATTGCCGCGCACGCGGATGGCAACCATCTTGTTTGCGCCGGCCACGGTCGTGTAGCCGGATGTCGTGGCCGCCGTCCACGCGCCCCACGTATCAGCCGAACCGGCCGACGCGCAGAGGCGATAGTTGAATGCGATAGCCGTAGCACCAGCCGCAGCGGCAGAAGTACACTCTTCCACCGTCAGCACGGTCGTGCCCGTACCACCGGCACCCTCACAGACAAGAAACGTAATCTCATCATAGAGCGCCAAGTTGTAGACATCGGTTGCCGGGTCAGAATCCCACCTGTCAGCGAGCGGCAGGAGTGCGCAGACCGGCAGGTGTTCGCTCATAAACTTAGCCATTGTCTAGGCCCTCCCTATCTACCTGGTTGCCAGCGCCACGAACGGGCTCTGGGTATTCGTTCCCTTGAACGGGGTAAGCGAATCATTCCACAACGGCTGCCCATTGTTGCGCATAACGAAGCGGAACAACGTCTGGCCGGTGGTGAAGTAAACGTGCATCGACTCGGCAAAGTCCACGCCACCCTTTTCGATGGTCAGGTACTCTTCCGGGTTGCACAGAACGATGTCCCCGGTGGTGCCAAGCGTCTGGCACGCCTCCACCGGAATGACCGGACGCCCAAGCAGGCGACCGTAGGGCTCACCTGCAAGGCCGTTCGGCGGCAAGTAAACTGGGGCACCGCCCGTGCCCACCGGCATGGTCATGCCCCAGAGCTCAGGCTCAATGTCCTGGTTGACATACCACGCGGACCCCGCACGACTCGGGCCATAACAACGTGAGAACATCTTGAGAATGTTCTGCACTTTGATCGTGGCCGCCGTCTGTCCGGTTTCCTTCGGCACGGTCACAAGCGCCGGGCTGTTCATCACGCCGAGCATGTGACCGGCGCCGTCGCCATTAAAGAACTCATCATTCAGCGTAAACGCGAACTCCTTGGGCACCGTCTGGAGCACCCAGGAAGTGAGCGCCGGGGCATCCTTCAAGAGCTGGTCCGTGAACGGCACCAGCGCGGTCAGGTTCTCCAGCTCCAGCGTGATCTTGCCCAGCGTGGTCGTGCTGGCCGTGATGGTTGCGCCTTCGGCTTGCCTAAAGGCACGCAAGCCACCCCACCGGCTATCAGCCGCCCGGCTGGTCTCATCAATGTAGGGCAGGCTGATACTGTCGGAATTAGGCCCCACCGTGATCGTGGTGCATTTGCCGAGAATGTCAGTATTCTCATGCACCTTGTCCATAATGGTGCTGATGTCATCGGTGCCAACCGCATGGCCACCCTTGCTCGGGGTGCCTTCGCTTTGCCCCTGCACGGCGCGCTGCTCGGCTGCGAGCACCTTGCCGCTCACCGGCAGATTGCGATAGCGCGGGTCCCCGGAACTACGCGCAGCCATCTGCAGCACTTCGCCAATGCTCAGGCTCTCGCGCTGGTCGTTTCCGCTCGGGTTTTGGCGCGGTGGATCATTGACCGGCACATGCGCGGCGCCCTGGCGCTGCTCTAGGCCGTCGATGGTGTTGGCGCGCTCAAGCAAGTCATCATGCTCTTTGATGTGCGCCTGAAGCTGCTCATGTTCCTCAACGGTCAGGTCGCGCTCATCAGCGCCGGCCGTTTCCGTCAACGCGGTGGCGCGCTTCAGAACTTCCTCAGCTCGCCGCCTCATCTCGGTTGCGTTCATCGTTCCCTCCCATGCGCCGCGCTAACTCGATCTGCGCTCTTGCAAGCGATAGCGGCACAGTTTCGGTTTTGCCTTCTTGGGCTTCTTCCGAGTGGGAGTCGGTTGGCGGCTCATCCGAGTGGTGCCCGGCTTGCGGGTCCGGCTCAGTTGAGTGCTCGTTTGCTCTCGGCTCTTGGTCGCCTTGGGTATCGTTGAGCAGATCCATTAGCCGCTGGGCATGGCCGTTGCCCTTGGCCTCTAGCTCTGCAATTTGCTCAATGCTTCTAGGGGTCAACCAGATGGAAGTCTGCTCATAGGCCGGATACGTCACCGGGCTAACGTCATAGAGCTTGACCTCAAGAATCTCACGCAGTAGCGGCTCATCCTTGCCTCTGTCGGTCCAGCGTTCCTGCACTGGCACAAAGGCAAACGATGCCTGGCTAATGTCGCCCCGGCTGATACTCACGGCCAGATCGTTCACGTAGCTAATGCGCGTGTCACCCGACGCCTTGAACATCAGGCCCGTGCCATCTTCCTCAAGCTCAAGCGTTGGCAGGAAGCCTGCAGGCGGCTTTGCCCTGGCAATGACCATGTCGGCATCATGGTTGAATAGTGCGCGCACATCGGCCTCGCCGATGGTCTTACTGAATGCGCCGGACTTGATAACCTCTTCAATGCCCCACGCCTCCAGGATCGGCCCTGACGCAACATCAAACACGGCTGCATAGCCGTCGATCTGCACCAGATTGCCGTCATCCTCTGCGCGGCACTCAAGCTCATAGGCCCTGCGTTGCTCGGGCCTGTGTGGGGGCGGCGTGTCGGTTTTGTTGTTTTGGGCTGGCCCTTGAGACCACCCACCCCGCAGCTCAATGCCACCCCCAAGTTGCTTACTCATCGCTTGTCCCTTCGTCGCTGTCTTTCGCATCAGGGTGATAGCCCATCGGCACCATCGTGCTGGGCATATAGGCCCTGTCGCCTTCCGGCCCGAGGCGGCCACGGTTGTCCATATCGCGGACCTCGTTAGGCATAAGCCGCCCGTGCATCACGCCCTGGCTTAGAATCTCGCTCTGGGTTTTGGGGTCAGCCCGCAGCAGCCCGTCCATCAGGTGTTCAATGGCAAGCGTCTCGCGTTCCTTGCGCGTCAAGAGCTTGCGCATGAGCTCTTGCTCAATGCCGACGTTGATGGGCAGCATGGTATAGATCGCATAGGCAAGCTGGTGCGCGTCAATGCTGGCGAAGGTCTCTGTCTTATCTGCGGCAATGCCGCAGCGGAAGCCCGGCACGCCAAAGGCTGCCATGCAGATCGACTGCGCATCATACTTGCGCGACTCAAGAAGCTGCAGATCGGCAGGTGAGATGCTGAGGGTTTTGGCCTTGAGGCCCCACCCGAGGAAGGGTACCTTGCCCGCATTGGCCGGTCCTGCGTACTTCTTGTGATAGCTTTCACTCAGCTCATCGCGGGTCTCTGCGGTTAGCTTCTCCTCGGTCTCAAAGAATAGCCGCTGGTTACTGCCGTCAAACGCACGGCGCGCTTGCTCCTCTGCCAGCCGGGCAGCATCAAGCGGCCCATAGAGCACAGTGATAGGCGACAAGCCAGTTAGGCCATCGGTGCAAACACCCTTGAAGTGCAGCACCTCGCTCTGCTTGAGCGTGCGGATGTTGCCACCGCCTGCGTGGTACTCATAGGCAAGCTCGCCATCCGCATCGCGCACTGGTGTCACGCGGTCAGGCTCAAGCGGCCAGAGTCCGATGGGCCGGTCATAGGTATTGCGCTCGATAAACGTATAGGCATTGCCGCGCAGGCAGAGACCAACCAGCCAGGTTTTGCGCAGATCGGTGGCGCTCATCTCAGGGTTGGGCGCATAGCGCAGAACGTCATACAGCGAGTGTGAGCGCACGCGGGTGCGACCGTTGCCAGTGTCCTCAAGCAAGTGAATGGGCTGCGCGGAATTGTCGCCAGAGAGCACACGCACGGCGCCATAAACCGCAGTCAGGGCAAGGTCCAGATCAAAGCCAGGCCCGCCAATACCTGCAGCACGATGCAGGGCAAGCCCGCCCGTGTTGCCACGAACAGGCCCATACCACCAATCATGCTCCGGCGGTGGTGTACCACGGACAATCAAATGCCCCAGGCTATGTCGTGCTCTAGTAAGCCACCCGTAACCGTTGCTGCTCGGCAAACGTCACGCGCCCCTAGAGGGGTCAATGGTTTGTCAGGCGGGGTCTACTCGGGGGTGATTTATCTATAACACAAAAGTGAGAGTTTTGCAAGTGCGCACTTCTTACAGAGTGCGCGTGGTCTCATAGATGCTCGGCTCCTCTGCCTCATGCCTGATGCACCGGTCTAGTGCCATGATGGTCGCCACAATGCCGTCAATCTTCTCAGTGCTCTTGCCTTTGTCCGGCTTGATGTTGCCGCTTGGATCTTGCTTAACCATGACGTTGTCAGCCATCCACCTCAACACGGGGTTGCCGCCGTGGGCTAGGCGCTTACCCAATACTAGCTTCTCCATTTCCTTAGACGGCCCGCTCATGCTCGCATAGCCCTGCCCGAACGGCACGACCGTTAGCCCCTCGCCCTCAAGGTCCTGCACTAGCTGAATCGCGCCCCACCGGTCAAAGGCAACCTCTTTGATGTTGTAGACCTTGTGCAGCTCGAGGATGCGCTTGAGAATATGCCGGTAATCAATCACGTTGCCCTCGGTGGCGATAACGTGGCCTTGGTCTACCCATTGCTCATAGGGCACCTTGTCGCGCGCTGTGCGCTCGCGCACGGCCTCCTCGGGGATCCAAAAGAAGGGCAGCACCTCATGCGGCCCGCCTTCCTCAACCGGCGGGAATACCAGCACCAACGCGGCAACGTCGGTTGTGCTCGCTAGATCCAGCCCCGCATAGCACTCACGGCCCTCTAGGGCTTTCGGGTCAACCTTGCCGGCCGACGCATCCCAATCGCCCATACGCAGCCAGCGCGTCTCCTGGCGCACCCACTGGTTGAGCCTGAGCCTGCGAAAGCTGTGCTCTTCTGCCGGGCGGGCAAGGGCCTGCTGGTATGCTTCCTGCACCTTCTCCATCGTGATGATGCCCGGCCCGCCTTCCTCAAGTATCAGGGACGGGTTGCAGGCCGCCCAGACTGCAGGATCTTC